ACAAAAACTATGTAAAACCAATGGGTGAATCTGTAGATGAGGCAGTAAGAATCCCTGCTAAAACTGGTAACATTGTTGATACTTATTTCAATTATAGAGGTAAGTATTATATGTTGAAAATGTTCTTTCCTCAAATTTCTATACCCACAAAATCTGATGTTCAATATCAGGTTTCTAAAGTATATCCCGGTGCGAAACTACTAACTTTCAAGGTTTCGGACTATGAACCAGGACAACCACTTCTCCACACAGAAGGAGCAGCATGGACACGAAAGGCAGGAAAAAATAAAGAGGGTGGACTCAACGAAAAAGGCAGAAAATCTTACGAAAGAGAAAATCCAGGCAGCGACCTTAAGGCACCTTCAAAGAAGGTTGGAAATCCCCGCAGGGCATCCTTTTGTGCGCGAATGAAAGGTATGAAGAAGAAACTCACTTCTTCTAAAACTGCTAACGATCCAGATAGCAGAATCAATAAAAGTTTGAGGGCCTGGAATTGTTGAGTTTAATTTATGAGTGATAATGTATATCTTGTATAGAATGAAGAATTGGGGATCAAAAAGGGAGTATTGCTATGTCTGATGTCTATTTGGGCAATCCACTGCTTAAGAAAGCAAATACTGCTATTGAATTTACTCAAGAGCAAGTTCTTGAGTTTATGAAATGCAAAGAAGACCCTGTTTATTTTGCCAACAATTATGTTAAGATTATTTCTCTTGATGAGGGTCTAACGCAGTTTCATCCATATCATTTCCAAGAGAAGTTAATCAACAACTTCCATAACAACAGATTTAATATTTGTAAGATGCCACGACAAACTGGTAAATCCACTACAGTCGTAGCTTATCTTTTGCATTATGCTGTTTTTAACGACAGCGTTAATATTGGCATCCTGGCAAACAAAGCAGCAACCGCAAGAGAACTACTTGGAAGATTACAAACTGCATATGAGAACTTGCCACGGTGGATGCAACAGGGTATTATTGCATGGAACAAAGGATCACTGGAGTTAGAGAATGGCAGTAAGATATTGGCAGCTTCTACGTCTGCGAGTGCTGTCCGAGGTATGTCGTTCAACATCCTCTTTCTCGACGAGTTCGCGTTTGTCCCAAATCACGTTGCTGACTCGTTCTTTGCATCTGTTTATCCTACTATTACTTCTGGTAAAAACACCAAAGTAATCATCGTATCTACTCCACATGGTATGAATCACTTCTACCGCATGTGGCACGATGCGGAGAAGAGTAAGAATGAATATATTCCAACTGATGTTCACTGGTCTGAAGTTCCAGGTAGAGATGCAAAGTGGAAAGAAACTACAATTGCAAACACTTCTGAACAACAATTTAAGGTTGAGTTTGAATGTGAGTTCTTAGGTTCTGTTGATACGTTGATTGCTCCAAGCAAACTCAAAACATTAGTATATGATAATCCAAAGACCAGAAATGCTGGATTGGATTTATATGAAGAAGCAAAAGAAAATCACGACTATGTAATGACAGTTGACGTTGCTAGAGGAGTTGGAGAAGACTACTCTGCTTTTGTAGTTGTAGACATCACAGAGTTTCCTCATAGGGTCGTAGCAAAGTATAGGAACAATGATATCAAACCAATGCTGTTTCCTAATATCATCTATGAAGTAGCAAAAAGTTATAATAGTGCATTTATCTTATGTGAGGTAAATGATATTGGAGATCAAGTTGCAAGTATCCTTCAGTATGATTTAGAGTATCAAAATCTGCTAATGTGTTCTATGAGGGGTAGAGCAGGTCAGATTGTTGGTCAAGGGTTCTCTGGTAAAAAAACACAGTTAGGCGTGAAGATGTCCAAGACTGTCAAGAAGGTAGGGTCGCTCAACCTCAAGACTTTGATTGAGGAAGATAAACTTATCTTTAATGACTATGAGATTATTTCAGAATTAACTACGTTCATCTCAAAACACAATTCATTTGAGGCTGAGGAAGGATGTAATGATGACTTAGCAATGTGTCTTGTCATCTATGCTTGGTTGGTCCAAATGGACTACTTTAAGGAACTGACCGACCAAGACGTTCGTAAAAGATTATATGAAGAACAGAAAAATCAAATTGAACAGGACATGGCACCATTTGGTTTTATGGACGATGGTTTAGATGATACAAGTTTTACAGACTCTGAAGGAGATAGATGGTTCAATGCGGATGAATATGGAGACCGTTCATTTATGTGGGAGTATCTATCCTGATGGATTTAGATGGTCAAATAAAACTAGGACACTTACTCTTACAAGATAGAAAATGTAGGTCTTGTGGAGAAACAAAAAATTTAGTTGAAGATTTTTATAGAACTAGAAAAGATAGAGGTGCCGTGGCATCTTCATATTCATATGAGTGCAAAGAATGTACTATAAAGAGAATACTTGATAATAAAAAATCTAGTAATATGTGGGAATATCCAGACTGGTAGTTCACGTCATGTTTCCCCTGTGAAAACATGATTTTTAATAAATATTTTCAGATAAACTGAGATTACGGAGAACTAACACATGGCGACTCCTCAATTATCTCCTGGAGTACTGGTAAGGGAGGTTGACTTAACTGTAGGAAGAGCTGATAATGTACTTGATAACATTGGTGCCATTGCTGGACCATTCGAAATTGGACCTGTAGAAGAAGTCACAAACATTGCTACTGAGCAAGACTTGATTAATGTCTTTGGCGAACCAAAAACAGCAGATGCTCAATATGAGTACTGGATGAGCGCATCATCTTATCTCTCATATGGTGGCGTCCTTAAGGTCATCAGAGCAGATGATGATGATCTTAAAACTGCTAATGCTGGTGTAGGCATCGCAAGCACAAGTCTTAAGATTAAGAACTACGATGATTATGTAAACAATGCTTCTGCTACTTCCGTAAACTGGTTGTATGCTGCTAAGAATCCTGGTTCTTGGGCAAATAACTTGAAAGTTTGCTACATCGATGATTTTGCAGATCAAACCATCGGCATTACCACAACAAGTCTTTCAGATGCTGGTGCTACAGTTGGTGCAGGTATTACTGCAGCAATTTCTGGCGTTCTCCCAGGATCTGGAACTACAGCATCCTTTACTGGTTATGTAAAGGGTATCATCACTGGTGTTTCAACTGATGCAACAAACAGCGCATCAACTATTGACGTTAAGATTACTTCCAGAGTCAGTTCTGCTGGTACGGAAACAGAAATCGATTATGCAGAAGGAGATGGATTCGCATCATTCGATACAGGCGATACTATTTACCTTGTAAACTCTTCAGGTATTAACACTGGCGGACTTGGATCTGCTGGCGTAACTCCTGCAACTGTAGTTGACTGGTACGATCAACAAACCTTAGGTCTCACCAACTCCACGGTTTACTGGAGCACTATCGCACCAAAACCTGGTACTAGTGTTTATGCTAGCGACAGACAAGGTAAAAACGATCAACTTCACATCGCGGTTGTTGATGATAATGGAGATATAACTGGAATCAAGGGCAATATCCTTGAAAAGCACACTGATCTTTCTAAGGCAAGTGACGCTGTTTCCAACGTCAACGCACCTCAAAAGGTTTACTACAAAGATTACCTCCGCGATCTTTCCGCAAATATCTATGCTGGCGCAGATCCTCTGGCAGCAACTGATGCTTATCACGGAACAACTCCTGCTGCTACAGGATTCACCGCATACACTGGCGTAGCATCTGCATCATTCACAGCGGATAGTGGTTCAACTAACCAGTCTGGAACAGTTGCACAGGATAAGCAATTCCTTGCAATTGGTAATAAGACCTACACTTTAGTTAGTGGTAATGACTATCAGACTTCTGGTAGTGATGGATTCAAGGCAGATCTCGGAAAACTGATTACTGCTTACGGATTACTCTCTAACAAAGATGAAGTTGAAGCAGACTTCCTTCTTATGGGACCTGGTTGTGCTACGGAAGCAGAATCGCAAGCAAAAGCAAACTACATTATCTCTCTTGCTGAAGCAAGAAAAGATTGTATGGCTTGCATCGGTGCTCACAGAGCTAATCTTGTTTCACCCGCATCCACACCTGGTAGTGCTCTCTTAACCACAGAGCAGCAGACAACGAATCTTCTTAGATACTTCGGTCCTTTGACATCTTCGTCTTATGCAACGTTTGATTCGGGATACAAATACACCTTTGACAGATTCAATAACAGGTTTGTCTACATTCCAACCAATGCTGATGTTGGTGGAATGATGGCAAGAACCGCACTTCTTGCATATCCTTGGTTTTCACCTGCTGGTCAGCAGCGTGGTGTATTGAACAATGCAGTCAAACTTGCTTATAACCCAAGCAAGGCACAAAGAGATCGTCTCTATCCTAAGAGAATTAACTCCTTCATCACTTCACCTGGTGCTGGAACATTCCTCTTCGGTGATAAGACCGCTCTCGGTTATCAGTCCGCATTTGACAGAATCAACGTTCGCCGCTTGTTCCTCACGATTGAGCAAGCACTGGAAAGAGCAGCACAGGCTCAACTCTTTGAACTGAACGATGATCTTACCAGAGCGAACTTCAGAAACATCGTTGATCCATACCTCCGTGATGTTCAAGCGAAGAGAGGACTCATTGATTATCTGGTTATTTGCGACGAAACAAATAACACTCCTGATGTGATTGACAACAATGAGTTCAGAGCAGACATCTTCCTGAAGCCTGCTAAGTCTATCAACTTCATCACCCTTACTTTCGTAGCAACGCGAACTGGCGTTTCTTTCTCGGAAGTAGCAGGTAGAGTTTGATCATTAAATTATAAAACAACGGAGGATTTCTAAAAATGTCAAACTTACGCACACTTTCAAAATTCCACAGCAAACTGCAGGGTGGTGGTGCAAGACCCAATCTATTTGAAGTTCAAATTCCCAACCTGCCAAATGCTGCAACTGCATCAAACCCAAAAGCAGACTGGGGAACTGATGTTCAGGAGAACTTCAGCATTCTTTGTAAGGCAGCAAACCTGCCTGCATCGAACATTGCTTCCATCGACGTTCCCTTCAGAGGTCGTACTCTGAAGGTTGCTGGAGATAGAACCATTGATAACTGGACTGTTACCATTATTAATGATGAAGACTTTTCAATCAGAAATGCCATGGAAGCATGGATGAATGGTATTGCTAGACTCAGCAATAACACTGGAGCAACAAACCCAGATTCATATATGACTGACGCATATGTCTATCAACTTGGCAGAGGTTACTCTGGTAAGAGACATAGCAAGAAGAACTCTGACACCGCAGATGGAGGTAAAGTCACTCCTCTGAAGTCATACAAGTTCATTGATATCTTTCCAGTTTCTGTTGCTGCAATCGATCTTTCTTATGATTCAAGTGATACGATTGAAGAATTCACTGTAGAATTTGCGGTTCAAAGTTTTGAATCACTCTCTAGCGACCAAACTAAAGTTAATCTGAAGTAATAAATAGAACTGATACAGATTAGAGTTTAATAATGTCCAAGTTATTTGGATTCTCAATTGAGGATACTGAACCACTCTCACCGTCAGCAGTCTCCCCCGTTCCTCCTAACAATGAGGACGGGGTTGACCACTACATGAGCAGTGGTTTTTTTGGTTCTTATGTGGATATTGAGGGTGTTTATAAGACTGAGTATGATTTAATTAAAAGATATCGTGAGATGGCACTTCATCCAGAGTGTGATAGTGCCATTGAAGATATTGTAAACGAAGCAATCGTTTCGGATTCTAACGATAGTCCTGTAGAGATTGAACTTTCAAATCTCAATGCCAGTGATGGTATTAAAAAATTAATCAGAAAAGAATTTAAGTATATCTTAGATTTATTGGATTTTGATAAAAAAGCACATGAAATCTACCGTAACTGGTACATTGATGGTAGACTTTATTATCATAAAATAATTGATTTAAAGAAACCCGAAGAAGGTATTCAGGAACTTCGTTACATTGACGCAATGAAAATGCGTTATGTAAGGAAGCAAAAGAAAGACGAAAGAGCAGATATTAATAGGCTCAGTCCATTGAGAATTGACAATCCAATGGATCAAAGTTTCCCCGAGATTGAAGAATTCTTTATCTATAATCCTAAGGCAGGATATGGGGCAAACCCAATGAAGACCACTGCCAATAATGGAATCAAAATGGCAAAAGATTCCATTACATATTGTACTTCTGGTCTTGTGGATAGAAATAGAGGGTCAACACTTTCTTATCTTCACAAAGCAATTAAGTCACTCAATCAACTGAGAATGATTGAGGATTCACTGGTTATCTATCGTTTAAGTAGAGCACCAGAACGTCGTATTTTCTATATTGACGTTGGCAACCTGCCTAAAGTAAAGGCAGAACAATATCTGCGTGACGTTATGATGAGATATCGTAACAAGCTTGTGTATGATGCAAACACTGGAGAGATTCGTGATGATAAAAAATACATGGCAATGCTTGAGGATTTTTGGTTACCACGAAGAGAAGGAGGACGTGGTACTGAAATTTCTACTCTTCCTGGAGGGCAGAATCTGGGAGAAATCACAGACATTGAGTATTTTAAGAAAAAGTTATACAGATCACTCAACGTCCCCCCGTCTCGCATGGATGGCGAAGGTGGATTTAATTTGGGAAGATCTTCCGAAATCCTCAGAGACGAATTGAAGTTTACTAAGTTTGTTGGTCGTTTGAGAAAGAGATTCTCTAACATGTTTAATGATATGTTGAGAACTCAAT